ATTGTTCAGCGCCCATTTTCTTCACTTGGGCTTCCGTGATACCGGCAAAGGCTTCCGGGTGCTCACGCAAAAGTTTCAAAAGTTCTTCGAGGTTCATCTCAATATCTCCTGTAGTTTGATTGGTTGATTCGGCAAATTCTGCGACGTTCTTGAACGAGGGCTCCAGCACCAGGTCAAAGCCTGTAATGTGCAGCTCACTCACCTCAAAAACATCTTGTTTCTTCTTGCCATCTCCGTAACCGCGCAAGCTCACGCCTGGCATCACGCCGCCTTCCATCAGGGTCAGGATGTCCTTGCCTTTGCTGGTTTCGAGAATGCGCCCCACCACATCCACGCGCTGACCGTCGAACGAAACTTCTTCCCATTTCGTCACGGTCTCCAGCAAATTTGGACGCCCGCCCTTATCAGACGGATGTTCTGCCTCGCCAAGAACTTGAACTGCTCGGCCCTGTCCTGCGCTCTCATTCAGATGGCTGCGCAATTCCGCAACCGCCGCTTCGATCACATGGACTGGATATCGGCGCTTGTTGCCGTTGACAACGCCCGCCGTCATAGCACCTTCAATTTTGATTCGGCGGCCCTTGCCTTCTTCCGCCTCTTCCAGCGTGATGCTTGCATCCACACGCTCTTCAAACCGCTTTCCCTTTTTCCTGCTTTCGGTCATCACGCTCTGAGGCGTATACACGTCTCGAAGAAGGCGGCGCGGTCATCATCACCCACACGCGCTGGGATATGGATGACCTGGCAGGGCAGGAACTTCAGAAGATGGTCAGCGATGAACCCGATGCCGATCAGTGGACTGTTGTGATGCTGCCAGAGATCGCACTGAAGGCGGAGGAATATCCGCAGAACGAAGAACAGTTCAACGAGAATTTACGGCGCGGAATTTTCATTCCAATGAAAGACCAACTTGAGCGTCAGCCTGGCGAGGTGTTGTGGCCTGAGAAATATCCAATTGATGTTGTGCGGCGCAAGCACGCCAATGTTTTGGATTTTGAAGCTGCAGCACAGTTTCAACAGATGCCGCGCCTCGAGCGGGGCGAGATCTTCAACGATAACGATTTTGGTTTTGTTGATCGTGCTCCGAGCGGGTTGCAGTGGTTTGCGTATGTTGACCTGGCATTGGGGAAGAGCGAGACCAGCGATTACAACGTTGTCGCTCCTGTGGCGATGGATGCGGACGGTGTGCTTTATATCCGCGATCTTTTGAAGATGCGGGCAATGGAAGAGTTTTTGAAGATGCTCAAAACGTGGATGCTCGATGACAGGGAACAGGGCACGATTTGGGGCATTGAGAATCATAATTTTCAGTCGTTGGTCGTGAAGGATTTTATGACTGACAAGCGGCTGGCACGTGTGGCAGTTGGCGGCGTTGACATTCCATGGTCAGACAAAGTTGAAGGTGCGCGACCGTGGGCCATTCGCGCAAAGCATGGCCTGGTGAAATTGGTGCGCGGCTCATGGAATAGTTCGTTCATTCGCACGGCCTCCAGTTTCCCTGGGGCCGCTCATGATGATGAGATCGATACGGTCAGCGGAGGAAATCACATGATCGCTGATGGCGCAGTTGGCACGAATAAGACCGCAAGCAGTGAAGCAATTGTGGTGAGTGCTGAGGAATTTTTTCAGTCAGCTTTCAATTTGTAGAAGGAGCTCAATATGAAAATCGGAAAAGGTAAATCAATCACAGAGTTGGTGAAGGGGAGCATGGATTACACAATGCAGATGATCCGTGATGCGTTTCGGGCGCAGTTTTCTGTGCCTGACCCATCGGGTGGAATGATGCTGTCGTTTTATATCGTTGAGTGCTTTGCGGATTATGTGATCGTGACCGAATGGGGCAGCACAAGCAAATTGAAGACCGATGAGTATTACAAGGTGGCGTATTCGCGGAATGGCGAGGTTGTTACTTTTGTAACCCCTGATGCGTGGGAAATTGTTGAACTGGCATACCAGCCACAGAGCGCCATCACTGAAAGCAAGAGGAAAGGCGGCGCGCGCTTTGAGGAAGCCATTGAGCCTGGCCGCATCGAATTGCTTGAGGCAAAGGACGAAAAGAAGGGGACGCGCCGAATACGAATCAATGAGTTGATCGTGGCGAATGTTGTGAATGGAAATAAACGTCTTTATGAACCCGAGATCGTTGAGGCGATGGTTGCCGATTGGCAAACTCATCTTCACGAATCGGCGGGGCAGGGACGTTTGAAGGTACTGACGGGTGAGGCTGATCATCCAACCGACAAAGGCAAGAAACGCACTGAGTTCCTTGAGACAGTTGTCCGCTGGGACAAACTGGATTGGGACGGTAAGCGGCTCGATATTGAGGGCGATCTTATCCTGACCAGCAAGGGACGCGACGTTGAGATCCTGATGGAGGCTGGCGTTCGACCAGGCGGCAGTATTCGCGGTATTGGCGAAAGCAAAGTTGAAAAGATCAACGGGCAAAAGGTCGAGAAGGTTTTGTGGCTCTCGATGAATGGCGTTGATCTGGTTGGCGATCCGTCATTCAAGAACGTGGCGGAATTACAAGAATCTATCAATCAAAAAAATGGAGATGACATGAACGAATTACTTGAACAATTGAAAAAGTTGCTGGCTGAACAGCCTGAACTTTTCAACCGAGGAATGACCGAAGCGCAGTTGGAAGCCTTGACCGAGAAGCAGTTGAAAAAACTCGATGAATCGCTCCGCACCGCGCTGGGTATCGATGCGAATGCGAACATCATCGAAGCCGTGAAAGGCAACGTTGAGAAGGCACGCCTCTTCGATGAAAGCCAGAATCGCATTGAAGTGGAAGCCGCGATCACCGAAGCCGTCAAGGACCTGCCGTTCGGCAAGGAATTGAATGCAGCCTTTACCGAGTCTGTCAAAGAGGGAACGTTTGGCAGCGCGGAAGATGTGAAGGCATTTGCCGAATCCCAGCGCAAGGTGTTTGGGAAGCTCGCGGCAAGCAGCAAGCTGCGCGGCATGGGCTTCACTGGCAAGACTGGCGTGCAGGTGCTCGGCGATGTGCTGGAGAACGAGACTGACACGCCCAATTTTGCGCGTGTTGCGTTCGAGTTGACCGAAAGCGTCCGCAAGCACGAGATGCGCGCCAAGAGCACGCTGATCTTGCGTGCTGAAAGCCCCGCCGCTGTGATGACCGCGATGCTGTTGGATAAATTCGATAAGCAATTCCAGCATCAGTTGATGAATGAAGCCCGCATTTTTGAAGAGGCTGAAACCACGAGCGACTTGAACCTGCCGTACTCGGTCAGCCGCGCCGTGATCGCTGAAGCGTATCCGAATTTGGTGGCCGCCAATGTCTTCGATTTCGGCATCATGGAACAATCCCCGATGAATATTTTCTATGAAGCCTTCTCAGGTGAGACAGGTTTCAGCGTTGCCGTCACCGATGAGGTGGAAACCGCTGGCGCGGAAGACACCTGGTATGACCTCGCCCATCCCAACATTGTCCCTGGCACGGTTGTTGTAACCAGCAACCCCGCAGGCACGACCTATGTGGAAGGCACCGACTTCGTGATCGATTACGAATTGGGCAAGATCAAGGCATTGACCGCTGGTGACATCGGCGCAAACGATGTGTTGGTGGATTACACCTACCACGCCACCCGCCAGGGCGAAAATGCCGAGATCGAGCGCGCAAAGACCACCCTCAGTTACCAGACCATCACCGCTGCGGCTGACCGCCTGGCTGATTCCATCACCAGTGAGGCGATTGTATTCAGCCGCTCGCAGATCGGTTGGGATGCGACTGGACGCACGATGGCAAATCTCATCCGCGAATTGCGCCGTGATAAGGATCGCCGCCTGATCGAAAAAGGTTTGATGGCTGCGCTTTCTGTGGCAAGCAATAAGACCGCCGCATGGGATATCAGCGATGCGGTTTATCTCGACCTTGTGAAGCGCATCGGCGAGGCGAAGGTGAAGATCATCAATCGCTTCTATACGCCCACCTCCGTGATCATGAGCGCCACCAATTCTGACTATCTGAGCAACTGGGATGGTTTCAAACGCGACGGATACCCGAATGCCCTGCTGAATGCCGCGGGCTTCGTTGGCGGAGTAAAAGGTTTGAATGTTTTTGAAACTCCCGAAATGCGCGACGCATTCAATCTGGTGACGAGCCGTGAACTCGTGATGCACCGCATTTTCTCGCCGATGTCTGTGAAGGGTCCATTCCCGATTTACAGCAATGGCAAGCTCGTTGCGGGAGAGCAATATTATGCGGAAGAATACAACGCCTCCCTGGCGCCGATTGGCGGCAAGGGCAGTGTTGTTCCGACCCAGGCGTAGATAACCCCCACCCTGCCCTCCCCCAAATAAAAAGATATTTGGGGGAGGGTTCAACGGAGATTTTTATGACAACTCTTGCGGCTTTGCTCGCTCAATTACAAAGTGAAGTTCCTGCGGTGAATTCCGTGCCTACGACGGCGCAATATACACAGGCGATCAAGGATGCGGTCGCTGAATTTTCGCGCAGGTGCGGGTTGGAAAAGATCGCAGAGTTGAGCATTGTTTCGGGGACGGCATCCTACAACCTGCCTGATGATTTTTTGAAGTTGATCATGCTGGAAAGCGTTTCAGGTGCGGACGGTGTGATCATTTCGAACACTGGCATTATTCCGATTTCTGCAGATTGGGAAGAGACTTATCAGATCGTGAACAGGGTCATCACATTTTTCCCGACGCCTGGCTATTCGATGACGCGCGAATATCGCTACAAAATGGCCTGGGTGCTGACTGGCTCAAGCGGCAGTGAAACCTATGCCAATATGGGTGATGACGAAGCGCAGATCGTGATGATCAAAGCCAAGGGGCTGGCCCTTGAAAAGATTTCCAATGCGCAGGCAGCGGGCGGAAACATGCGGTATTCATTCGGCGCGGTCAGCGTGGATAAAGGCGCAGGCAGCGAGAGTTTGACCAGCAAGGTCTTCGCGGCTCACGGCGATTTTGTGCAGGCTTGTGACCGATATAACGGCGCGGTGATGCTATGAGTTTTGACTGGACTGCAGCTCGGGCTGATATGCGGGCGATCCGCGCGGACAATGAGGTATCGATTGCGCTCCGACGCGCTGAGACGACCTTGACCGCGCAACTCATGCGGATCGAGATCGCTGGCTCACGCGGGATGCGTTTGCAGAGTGACGCGGCGCGCCAGGCTCAACAGGCGGTGTTCATTTTGGGCGAGCATGATATGGACATTGCGGTGGAAGACCGTTTCACGTATTCAGGCATTTTGTACAAGGTCGTTTTTATCCAGCCGAATCGGCTGGCCTGTACGATCGCGGAAGCGATTGTGGTGCAGTAATGGACGGATTTTATTGGGTGATCTCGCCTGAAAAAGAACTGATTCCCAATATCAGAGAATATGGGAACAGGATGCTGGTGGCGGTGCAGGCGGTTGCCAATTATTGGGGGCAGTCTGTGCAGGATGAAGCGCGAGTGAATGCGCCCTGGGAAGATCGCACCAGCAATGCCAGGGGCGGCATTTTCTTCGCGGTGGATGGGTTTGGGTTGAGCCCCATTACGGGTGAAGTGACTCCCGAAGCCAAAAGCGAAATGAGCGATGTCGCCATCGAAAGCGGCGACAACAATACGTTGATCATCACGCTGGGGCACACCGTTTTTTATGGCAAGTATCTGGAAACGGCGAACGGCGAAACATACGCAATCATTATGAGCACACTCGAAAGCAATTTACCCAATCTGGAGCGGATGCTTCAGGACACGTTCAAGTAGATAGAGGCTGGCATGGATTTGAAAAGCATGGTCAATCAGTTATTCGGCAGAGCGCAGCCGCCAGTGGAAACCACATCTCCCCAGGCGCCATCCATCGTTGCAGATGATATGTATGAACGCCTGAAAGCGGACCGCGACCGCATGGCCGTGATCAAGACTTGCGTGACGATGTACGACACAGATACGCGCGTGAAAAAGGCGCATCGATTCTATGCCCGCGATATTGTGCGGGCTGGCTTCATTGTCCGCACCAAGGATGCCGCGGCAAAGGATGCGGCGGAGCAGCTGCAGAAGCGGCTGGACTTGAATCAGGTTTTGGAAGATGCCGTGCGCGAGACCAGCCGTGACGGCGATTCGTTTTTTGAAGTGGTCGTAACGGATGCGCTTGAAATTGCCGAGTTGTCACGCAAGCCCACTTTGCCCATGCGGCGCAACAGCAATTCGAAAGATAAATTCGAGGACCCTGCACGGGCCTATTGGATGAGCACAAATACAGCATGGAGCGGAGAGCCTTCGAAGGACGCGGTTTGGTTTGCAGATTGGCAGATGATCCATGCGCGCTGGGATCACGAGAAAAACAAACGTTACGGCACGCCCATGTTCGCATCTGCTACGGGTGCATTCAAGCGCGTGCAGGATGGCGAGATCAATGTGGCCGTGCGGCGCAAGCAGGGCGGCGCAATGATACGCCAGCATGTGGTGGAAGGCTCGGAAACGGACCTGAAAAAATATAAGGAAGATAACGCAAAGGTGCTGGGAACGCTTGCGCCTTTGATCGATGTGTTTACCAACAAGCCGTCCTCGTTGAACGTACACCAGGGAGATGGAGCCATCGACAAGATCAGCGATATTACGCACCACGTGGCGACGATGATGGGTGCCAGTGATGTGCCGATGGAATTGATCGTGTACGGCGGAGATCTGAACCGTGACATCCTGGGCGAGAAGAAAGACGAATACGAAGAGACTCTTTCGCAGGGCCGCGAGTGGCTGACCTCCCAGATCATCAAACCGCTGTTGGAAAGGCAATGGCTGTTGAAGGGCATTCTGCCTGCGAATGTGAATTATGAAATTATTTGGAAGACCGCGCGTGTATTGACACCTGCCGATGTGCGCGACCTGGCTGATGGTCTCGCCAAGCTGCGTTTGTTGGGCGTAAAAGAGGAAGTGATTCAACAGATCGCGGCGCAGTATTTGCGAAACGTGGAAGATGAAATTTTGGATGGCGACGGCTTCGATGTGACGCAGTTTGCAAACAACCTGAAAGGGATATCCATCTAAATGATGAATGCTGAAGGATGAATGATGAATAAAACCAAGGAAGACAAACTCATTCAGAAATTAGATTCGGTCCCGCTGGGTCGAATGTATCAGGCTGGGTTCAAGGCGATGATGCGTTTGCATTTGTATTTCACAGGCCGCACGCATGAGCTTATGTTGGAGTACCGCGACAGAGCAACCTCGATCATTTTACGAAAGGGCGGCAAGGACGCCACGTTGGATGGCACGACCGCCTTTGGCATTCAATCGGACTTGCTGAGGATGTGGGGCGATACCTGGACGAATTGGTCCGCAGAGTTTCAACAGGCGCGACGCGAAGCGGCCATGATCGCCTTCGGAGTGCAGGCGGTTTTTCATGAGCGTTTACTGGCTGAAAAGTTGCAGGTTGAAAGTTTGAGAGTTGAAAGCGGAATTGTTGAAAGCCAGATCACGGACGGTGTGTTCGATCCGCAGTTACGCATTTTGATGGATGTGGCCGCCGAATATTTGTATGGCGACAGCATGAACCTCTCAGGCCGTATTTGGAAGATCGACCGCGAGACCCGCGAGGGGATCAACACGGTCCTGCTGAACGGCATTGAGAACAGGCAATCGGCGTGGCACATTGCGAAGAACCTTGAACAGTTTTTGGGCGCTGGAGAAGATTGTCCGCGCTGGACCAGCACACGGTTATATGGACGTTCGAAAGGCGATATTGCCGCAGGCGATACAACTGGGCTCTTGCGCGGCGATGCCTGCAATGGCAGCGGCGTATCGTATAACGCACTGCGCCTGGCGCGCACGGAGATCCAAAAAATTCACAGCCTCGCCACCGACCGCATGATGGCGAAGCAGCCCTGGGTACAGGAAGAACAGATCCACTTAAGCGCCGCGCATCCTGAAACCGATATTTGCGATGATACGGCCCAGGGCGGGCGTGACGGCAAAGGGATTTACTCGGTGGGTGAGATCGAGCTGCCCCTGCACCCGAATTGCCTATGCTACAAGACCGCGGTGCTGATGAGTGAAAAGGATTTCACCTCGCAGTTGAACGGCTGGTTGAAACAAGAACAGTCCTGGCCTGAAATGGATGCGTATGCCGCCGACCTGGGCATTGACCTTTCCACAAGTCTGATGCCTGCGGCGGTCAACCTCGCGGTGTGGCTGTTCGGTGAGGAGTTGAGTTTATGAAATTGCGACGAGCCATTATGGTTGCGCTGCCGATCAGCATTTTGCTCTGGGCTTTGATCATTGCTGGAATTATGGAGGTGATGAAATGAGCTTAAGCGACGATCTCAAAACGGCCTTGACCGCTGATGCGGCGTTGATGGCGTTGCTGACTGGCGGCATCTACAACGATGTAGAGGAGATCAGCCTGCAGAAGACGGCGGCGGCGTTCGATGCGACGACGAAGGAGATCAAGCCCTGTGCGCTGATCAAGCTGCCGAACGAGGTGCCCACTGGCCCGTATGTGAGAGGCGTGCGCACGACCTTCGTCATCTATGTGTATCAACGTTCAGGGTATGACGTGATCGAGCCTGCGATGGGGCTGATCTTCACCGATATAAACGATACGCAGATCGGCAGCAATGTTTGGAATATTGAGTACGTTGGAGCAGTGTATCAACTTCGAGACCAGGCGTTGGATTGTCCGCTGGGCTCGTTGAGATTTTCAGCGATTCGCAAATTATAAAAAGGAGTAAGAATGACGACAGGACAAGACAATAAACCGTTTGGATTGAAGCAGATCAAGCTGGTGAACAATGCAGACACCGTGGCAATCGATCTGCCTGCGGCTCTCGAATTGGAATTCGAAGAGACCGTGGTAAGCGGCGAGTTTTTCGGCAATGATGAATTGCAGGGACTCGTCACCCAGCCGCTGGGCATCAAGGGCAAGTTCAAGGCGGGCGGCATTCCGCTGAATGCGTATGCGTTGATGACAGGGCATACCTATGCATTGACAGGCTCCACGCCCAATCAGGTCGGAACGCTCGAAGGCGATTCGGCCACCTTCCCGTATTTCAAGGCCTATGGCAAGAGCCTGGGCGACGAAGGCGATGATGTGCATGTGAAGCTTCTCAAGATAAAACTCACAGGCAGTCCGAAGGGCTCTTTCAAGCGCGGAGAGTTCTTCATGCTGGAAGCGGAATTTTCTGGCGTGAAAGTGGATGGCAAAGCCTTCGACATGGTTGCCAATGAAACCGCTACAGCTCTGCCTGATGCCGCTGGCACTCCGCCTGCGTTCACCCTCTCCAGCGTGCCTGCTGACGCTGCCACTGGCGTGGTAGTGACTTCGGATATCGTGCTGACCTTCAGCAATGCGCTGAAACCTGGCGCGGAAGCTGGTATTGCCCTCACCACGGCGGCAGGTGTGCCTGTGGCTGGCACCACCACGATCTCTGCCAACCGCAAGGTCGTGACGATCAACCCGACATCGAGCCTGGGCGCGGCCACCGATCACCTGGTGGTTGTTGCTGGCGTAACCGATATTTACAGCCAGGCCCTTGCGACCACTGTGATCGATTTCGAAACCGCGTAATTGACCCCCACCTCTGTCCTGCGGACATCTTCCCCAAATATCGGCGAAGCCGTATTTGGGGAAGATCAAGAGGTGAGAGAACAAGAGATGAAAGGTATTTATGAAAAACATTCAACAATCACAGAATGCAAAACGCAAGAACCTTGCTGAATGGCGGGCATCGCGTTTGCATGATATGGACCTGCCCAGCGGACTGCCTGTGACGGTGCGCGATGTGACCATGACCGATTTGATGATGACGGGCAAGCTGCCCGATTCATTCGTTGACCTGGCGCAGGATGCCGCGCAAGGGGATGCCGCTACCTTTGACCTGAAGTCCCTTGCGAAAAACGCTGGCGATTTCCGCATCATGCTCGATGCGCTGGTGGAGTTGGCATTGGTTTCACCAAAGATCGGCACTGTGGCCGATGATGAACATATCACTCTGGCCGAACTTCCAAACGATGACAAGATGGCGATCTTCAACCATGTGAATCGGGAGGTGGCGGCTTTGCAGTCCTTTCGTGAAGGACAAGCATAATCTGTGGCGCTTATACAACCAATCCACGGGCTATGGATGCAGGCCGAGCGATTTTTTTGAGCTCGAAACCGATCTTGCAAAATGGAGCCTCAACGAAGCCTGCCTTGTAATTGGCCGCAGGTTTGAGAATATGTTGAACGAAGGCAAGAATCCATTCAGCAGTCCATCGGTTGGCAGGGGTCAGTATGCGCCCATGGCGAATGGCAAGATCCGCAAGATGAAGATTCCAGAGAACGGCATTTGGTAAGAGGAAATTATGGCGATCCAATTAGGTAGTGCATATGGAAAGGTAAGCATTGACTCCAGCGGTGTCAGCTCTGGGGTGAATAGTGCTATAGGAAACCTGAAAAACTTGCAACAAGTTGGATTGCAGGTTGGCGCGGCCATGAAGCAGGTCGGTCAGTCTTTGACCATTGGATTGACGCTTCCCATCCTTGCTGCAGGTGCGGCAAGCATCAAGGCGGCCAGTGATCTTGAGGAAACACGAAACAAGGTCAAGGTTGTTTTTGGAGATATGTCTGCTGACGTTTTGGAATGGGGAGAGAATGCGGCGCTGGCATTTGGGCAAAGCAAACAACAAGCACTTGAAGCGGCTGGCACGTTCGGCAATCTATTTACCACGATGGGACTCGGGAAAAATGCCTCGGCTGAAATGTCCACCAGCCTGGTGGAATTGGCCGCTGATCTGGCTTCGTTCAATAATATGGACCCCGCGATTGTGCTTGAAAAACTGCGCTCTGGATTGGTTGGAGAGGTCGAACCATTGCGGACGCTTGGCATAAATCTGACTGCATCCGCTGTAAAAGCGAAGGCAATGGAGATGGGACTTGCAAGCGCAACTGGTGAAGTTTCTCAGGCGGCAATGGTGCAGGCGCGTTATGCGTTGATCCTCGAACAAACTACAAACGCTCAGGGAGATTTTGCGCGAACCTCTGACGGCATGGCAAATCAGAGCCGCATCATGACGGCGCAATTGAAAGATGCAGCCGCCACATTGGGTCAAAACCTTCTGCCGATGGCTCTGGCTGTTGTGCAAGGCTTGAACAAAATGCTGGAGGCTTTCAACAATGCCCCGCCTTTTGTTCAAAAAGCGATCCTTGTATTTCTGGGGTTGCTGGCTTTGGCTGGACCTATCCTGTCATTTATCGGAACCATTCTGACCCTTGTTTCGACATTGGGCACGATGGGCGTTTCATTTGGCGCAGTTGCAACGGCGGCAGGTACGGCAGCTACGGCGATCGTCGGGGCAGGCGCGGCGGCCCTCACCGTTTTGCTTCCTCTTTTGTTGATCGCTGGCACGGTCTATCTTGTGTATCTCGCCTTCAAGAATAACTTTGGCGGAATCACGACCACATCCCAGCAGTTGTGGTTCTTGCTTCGCACTGGCTTTGGGCAGTTGTGGCCGTGGCTGAAATCTGTCAGCGCGGAAGGGCTTGCCAATTTGAAGGCTGGCTGGACTGAGGCAACCACATCGATGCAGGCGCAGATCATGGGCTGGATCGATTGGCTGCGCAACGCCTGGCAGAATGTGCTGACCTATTTGGGCGAGGTACGCAACCGCATTATTGAAACCTTCCGCAATGTGGATTGGGGCGCGGTGGGCATGGGCATCATCAACGCAATTGCCAACGGTATTTTCGGCGGCATCCCTGGGTTGATCGCGGCGGCATTGCAGGCGGCGCAATCGGCATGGGATGCGGCGCAGAGTGTGTTTTCGGGGAGCAATGCTTCTTCGGCGGCCTCGCCATCGTCTGCAAGCCCGAACGATATTGCAAGATCGATGGTGAAGCCTTCGAACAACAGTTCGAGCAATCAGGCCAATGTCACCATGCAATTTGATAATGGCGTCAGCGTGCGGCAGGTGCGCGAGATGATGGAAATGAATAACGAGGCGATTTTGCGTCACCTCAATTATGTTTTGGGAGCCTAGCCACAAGGAGAATTATGGCATCTGATTTCAAGATCGGCACGACCTCTGGAGGGATGACCGCGTTGGACGCGCTCACCACCCCGCTGCCAGATCCGCAGCCTGTGTATCGTAAATACCGCGTGAAGAAACGCCTTGGCAATCGCAAGGCGCGCGGCTTCGGCCTGCCTACGGTGTATTGGAACTTCCCGATGGCCACGGTGGAGGAGATCACGCAAATAAAAACCTTCCTGAGCGATTCATCCATCTATATCCGCTCGCGGAATGAAACGGATGCCTTTGCCACGTTCAATGTAGAGATGAACATTCTCGATCCGAAGGAAGACGGCGAGCACATGCCAGGTTTTCAGGGTTATCGGCGCGGCTTGGAAATCGAGTTCATCGTTTTGAGCGAGGCATAAATGGAAATTCGTGAAGCAACCGTTGGCGAACTCGCTTATCTGCGCTCTGAGGGGCAGGCTTCGCGGCTTGCGCTGGCTGGCACAGAAAACCCGCCGATTGTTTTTCAATGCGTCATCAACCAGGCATTCACCACGCACGACCGCGTGAGTGAGTTTTTGTATGATACCGCCACAGGCGACTATACCGATGTGCTGCCTGGCATGACGGTTTGGATCGGCTCAAGCGCGGGTCACTATGATTATGGTCAGGGGCGCATCCGCAAATCTGCCACGGCAGATACGATCTACATCGGGCTGGAATCGGAGATCAACCTTGCCAACGACCGCCATGTGACCGTCATCGATGAGATGGGCATTTGGGCCAAGCCGCCGTACACCGACGCAGCCGATGATGCCCTGCGCATGGATCGGGATGTGGAATACAGCGACCAGCATACCGCCTTCGACCCCGTGCCGATCATGGGGCCTGATGCGGTGCTGGATGTGACCAGCTACCCCGTTACGCTAAATTTCCCTGGCGCGTCAGATTCATGGGTGTTCGGCGGCTCGATCGATACCTGGGCGTGGACGGCAACCGCTGGCACGTTGACAGATGAAGATACAAACGATCCGCTGTTGACGGTCAACAGTTACCCGACCGATGGATTGATCCGCATCGCGTGTACTGTCACGGCAGATAATGCCAAATCGTTCACGGGTTATCGATACGTGCATATTTACGATGCAACACACCGACCATTCACCGATTTCAAAGCCTCCAGCATTGGCGGCGATCTCGATAGCGGCGCATGGTCGTTCAGCGTGACGATGCAAGACAATGCCACGCGCGCCGAGATTCGTGACCGCGCGAAGTTGATCCTCTTCCGCACCGATTGGTATGGAGAAACAAAGACCAGCCTCGGGCAGGTGGAAGGACGCGAGAATGTCGAATGCTATGGCTGGGTGGATGGCGAATCCATTGACTATGATCCGCTTACTGGATCGGTGACATTCACGGTGCTGGGGCCTGTTGCCTGGATGAAGAAACTCGCATCCATTCAGCCGCGGCTTGCTCTTGCCACGAAGGAACCCAGCACGTGGATAGAGATGCCCGCGCTGAATGTGGATCGTTTTGTGTGGCATATGCTCCACTGGCGCAGCACGATCACAGCGATCCTCGATGTGCGGCTTTCTGGCGATGTGAAAATCTCTGCCGAACTTTACTCGCCTGCGGCTGAGCTGGGCAGTCAGCTCAGCGATGTGGCATGGTCGAAGATCCGCGCGGTGCTGGGCGCAAATCAATACGGCATGGTGTACCTGTTCGTGCATCCCAACCTCGTGCCAGAGGCAGATCGCGGCTGGGCCACGGTGATGACGCTGGAGACTCAGGACTGGGAAAACAATATCAACATTCGGCGCAAGAACAAAACTGCCGCACAGATCGCCATGAATGGCAAGGCGTTCAATGCCAGCGGCAGCGCGAAGGCCTATTACTCATTGTCGGTGGGGCATATTCCGCGCCGCTATGGCCGCCCTGAGCTGGTGGAAGATCTGCTGGTTTCCGACCAGGCGCAGGCCAATGAATTATGCGGGTTGATGTCGGGGCAGAAGAACAATCAATATGAACCGATCTCCATTGCGCTGGCATCGAACAACACAATGTTCACGCTCTTCCCCGCGCAGTATGCCGAGATCACCGTTTCGCCGAGCGATACCGTGCGCGGCATCACAGCCACAAACTTGAAATTGATTCCATCTACGATCACTCGTCACTGGGATGAAGACAACGGCGTGATGACCACCGAGATCGAATTTGAAGCGGCCACGGCTGCCGACCTTTCGACCGATGGCGATGTGCCCGATGTCATTGACCCCATCGATATTGTGAATCCGCCGATCAGCACGCCCATTGTGCCGCCTGTGGATATTGTGATCCTGCCGCCTGAAGACCCGAACGACACACGCCCGAGAACGCTGGTCATTGCTGGAAGCCTGGGAGTGTTCTACACAGAAAACGCAGATGCCGACGATGTGGCGGATATCGAATGGTTTGAGATGAACGAAGGTCTCACCGAGGATCAATACGAGAACATTGTGAATATGTTCCTGACGCCGAGCGGCAAAATCTGGATACATTGTAGATATGCCAGTGGCGACAGCATCCATTATGCAAATGGCGTGGGCTGGCCATTCCAGACGCTTGTTACCCAGGCCGAAATCTCGCCGTCAGGGTCAACGATTGAGGCGCTTGGTTACTCGCCGTATGAAAGCGAAAAAATCCTGTTTACGGCAGGGCTGGACAGCGCATTTGATGCATATGTCGGCGACAGCTCTGGCTATTCTCAGATCGATTTGGGATATCAAATCTATTACCGTCAGGTGCCTGGAATGTGGATTGTATGCACCGACGGAGGGAATTGGTACTTTTTCGGAAGCGTTGGAGGTGTGTTCTCAACCCCCTGGCTGTTTATTATCGATAGCGGCTATACCTTGCTGTATTCGGACAGTATCAACACCGCGACTGGGCAGGACTACGCCTACCGCAGGGCTGTGCCCGTTGGGACCTCTGATGTGTTTTTTGAATGGGACGGCTCTGGCGCGGGCGGGTACAACAAAGGGAGCGGATACCCAGCCGCGCCTGTGTTGACAAGAAGCACAACCATCAATATGCGTGGGTCGCAGCCAACTGCCGTATCTCCTACGGGAACAATCATCATGGCGGCATCTGATAGCACCCCCTACCGATCCGTTGATGGTGGCGATACGTGGGAATCTGTTGCAGACACAATGCCTGTGGGTCTTGGTGTATGGGAGAGCTGCCGTGATGACTACCGCTTTATCGGCGCAGGTGGAACGGCCATCAAATTTACCAGCGACGTGGGCGAGACCTTCGTGGGGCTGGAAGGCAATCTAACCTATATCGCCGCCTTGATTGACATTTATTTTGTGAGGTTTGTCGAATAATGGATAACAGCATCCTGCTCAATATCGAAAAGAGTTTTGCCGAAATGCTTCCCGCTGGGTGGGTTGGGAAATATGCCGCGTTCATGGGCAATGCCAACGGCACAGTCAAGGCCAATAAATATAACGACGTGTATGTGATCAAGCACGATCGCAGCGTTGAGACTGTGCGCAATACCAGAGTCCCAAACCAGGCGAAGCTGGCTGTCATCGTTGGATATGACGATGATAATCCCACTCTGCTCCAGGTGTTGAGGGAAGTCAACGCCTACCAGAAGCCGCCCTACTCGCCGATCGCTGAACACGCAGATCCGAACCATACGCGTTGGGGCAGGGATCCTGTCTTTGTATCACTTCAACAGGTGGTTGATCTGCTCCCCTACCCTGAGAGCTTCACAGGCATGACCGTGCAGCTGCGTGGCGGTAATTACTATCTTAATGGCGACCACGTGCTCGACAATCAAATTGTTGACTTCTCTGCAGAGATCCCAGCTAGTGGCGCTTGCTGGGTACTGGCTGAAGTGGACGAGGCAAAGGTCATCACCCTGAGGGCAGGTTCCACAGTTGCAAGCCGCGAGGTATTGACTCCCGAAGATATCCCTGCGAGCACGGTCGATAAGCTCAGGCTTTTTGCGGTGAAGTGCTATTTTGGTCAAACTCGCATTGTCCAAAACAAGACAATGCAGGACATCTACATCATTCATTCAGCGGCAGGTGCCGGCGGAACTGGAGGCGGCGGTTTCGACATTCCGATTGTGACCATAGATCCAGCCACGCCCGCTGATGGTGATATGTGGCTTTTGAGAGAGACAACGGGCGCGATCGCGGACGGAACGCCTATCGGTTTATTGCTTGCGCTGACATACACGGGCAACACAGGCAGCACGGCTCCGCTTCAGCTTTCCGCGTGGGATGACGATGCGAGCACGATCATTCGATATGCGAGTTTATAAAGGAGATTCGAGATGGCAGATAATTTACCTGTAACCCCTGGTAGCGGATATTCCGTTGGGACCGATGACGTTTCAGGCGTTCATTACCAGAAAATCAAAGTGGATGCGGGCGGAGATGGCGTAAGCGTTCCAATCATTGCAGGACGTCAGGCGGCTGCGGCCTCGGTGCCTGTTGTTGTGGCAAATGAGGACAAGGCTATTTTTGGCGCAGTGGATGAAACCGCGCCTGTCTCAGATACCGCTTCGAGCGGCATAAATGGACGTTTGCAGAGAATTGCCCAGCGCATCACGTCGTTGATCGCTCTTCTTCCAGCCGCATTGGGGGCAGGTGGCGGTATCAAAGTGGATGGAAGCGGAACAGCTCTGCCTGTCTCTGCCACTGATTTGGACATTCGGAATCTGGTCAACACGGACGTTGTGACGGCTGAACTTTCAGCGACGGATAACGCCGTTCTGGATGCAATCGCGGCGGTTGAAGGCGCAACCAACGGTGCGGCGGTCATTACTGATGCGGATGGAACCATTCAGCAATACCTGCGCGGACTTGTCAAGTTGTTGATCACGAGCGGCACCATCGTTCTGGGCGCAGGGACGGCGGCCATCGGCAAACTGGCAGCCAACAGCGGCGTGGATATTGGCGATGTGGATGTTACCTCGATGCCCACAGGCGCGAGTGCGGCACAAGTGCAAGGCACGGTGGCGCATGATTCGGCGGCAGCGCAAAACCCATTACCGCTTGGCGGATATGCGGTCAGTTCTGAGCCTGCGGCGGTGGCGAATGCAGATGTAGCGCGATTGCTGACCGACCTTGTGGGCAAGCTGATCGTTTTGCCGTATGCGAACCCCGAGAACTTTGTCAGTGGAGCAATTACCTCTGCGATGACTGGCACGACCAGCACCTCACTGGTTGGGGCTCCTGGCTCGGGTTTGCGGAATTACATCACCACGTTCATCGTTTCCAACGCACATGCCACAGTTGGCACTGACGTTGTTATTCAGGACGGCAACGGTGGAACTACCCTGTTGACCATCCCTGCGGCGGCGGTTTATGGCGGCGCGGTGATTACCCTGCCAACACCCCTGCGTCAACCCACTACAAATACTGCGCTGTATTGTGCCAATGTCACAACAGGAGCAAGCACCAAGGTTTCAGCGGTGGGATACAAGGGCGCATAATGAATACATGGCTGGCTGACTTCATCGAGAAGACCGACCTGAACAGATACCCCGTTGCCCTGCGCACACGGGGCGGCATTGGTTTCCAAGTTGGAACTCAGGTGATCTCGAATTTTGTCGGTCATCCTGTACATTATCGAGATGGGCAGGAATGGAAGCCGATCACACTGAGACACGAGAACGGTCAATTCGAGGGAAGCCGCTTCGGGTGGAATGGATTCGCCGTCACCTTTCGAAAGAGAGTCCTGTTTCAGCCTGAAAGCATCACCTTCAACGGTGTGGTGCGACCGTTGAAATTCTTCCGCGAAGAGAATCGCATGGTGGCATATGTGCCAAAGATCGGCACGTATGAAATCATTTTCTCAGAACGCGGCGTGCGTGAGCTGCTCACCATCCCCGAACCGCTCGAAGGCGTACTGAGTTTTCAGGTAAACCATACCGAAAAACCGCGAGAAATGCACAAGCATCCGCGCCGGCTGATGGGTGTGGATGGCATCGAAGGCGATGTGTACACGCTGACCAAGGATATGAATTATCCGCTGGAGATCGATCCTGATTATTCGGGCACGACGGGCGATGGATATGTGCTGGGCAATCAATTTTCTTATGCAACCGCACGCAGTACATCTTCTAGTTTCAACATAACAAACACAACGATGCTTTGTGGGCAGACCTTTGTTGGCACTTACGAGGTTGATCGTGCATTTCTGAAAATGGACACCTCTGGCATTCCAGACGGTGACACGATCTCGCAGGTCAATTTGAATTTGGCTTGCACGACCGACAACTCCACTACGAATTTCGATGTAGTCATTCGCAAACAGGATTGGAGCGGACAGGACCCGATCGGCGCGGGGAATCGGGAGGCCGCTTTTGATGGCTGTCTTTCGGCATCCAGCGACGATAACATCTGGCGCAACACCAGCGGCATGAGCACAAACACGCTCTATGCCAGCGGCAATCTTGCTACGGCCTATGTGAGCAAAACGGGCTACACCTATTATTCATTGCTTTCCTCGCGGGATGTTTCCAACACTACACCAACGGGCGCCGAATATATTGCGCTGGCGACACAGGATCACGGTACCAGCGGATACCGCCCTGTGTTGACCGTGGTTCATGCGGCAGCGGCCACCCGAAAGTCATTGGCTCTTTTGGGGGTTGGGTAAATGAGTACCTGGCTTGCGGATTTTTTCGAGCGGAGTGACCTGAGTCAATACCCTGTGGCTTTACGCACGCGGGGCGGCATTGGTTTCCAAGTTGGAAGTGTGGTGGTTTCGAATTTTGTCGGCCATGCGGTGCATTATCTTGATGGGCGTGAGTGGAAGCCGATCACGCTGAAGCACAGCCACGGCAAATTTGAGGGAAGTCCGTTCGGCTGGAATGGGTATGCGGTCACATTCAAGGGCAAGGTTCTTTTTCAACCTGAAAGCGTCACCTTCAACGGCGTGATGCGACCGCTTGAATTTTTCCGCAAAGAAAACAGGCTGATCGCGTATGTGCCGAGCATCGGCACTTATGAAATTCTTTTCACTGAAAACGGCGTGCGTGAATTGCTGACCATACCCGAACCGCTGGACGGCGAGTTATCTTTTCAGGTGGCGCACGCGGCAAAACCAAAGAGCCTGCACAAACAGAAGCGGCGCGTGATTGGCGTGGATGGGCTCGAAGGCGATGTATACCAGCTCACGAAAGACATGGCTTATCCGCTGGTGATCGATCCTGATTATTCGGGAGATTCTGGTGATGGGGTTGTGTTGGGGTCAAGCACGGTATATGCCACGGCGCAAAGCACAGCTACCAACCACGGCACAGCTACAGACTATATCTACGTGGGGCAATATTACAGTGTCCCGAATTATGTTGTGCATCGCATGTTTGAAAAATTTGACACGAGCGGCATTCCAGACGGCGATACGATCTCAAGTGTTGTGATGACCCTGACCGCTCAGTCGGATGCGTCTGCTACGGATTTTGATGTGCAGATCAAGAAATGCGATTGGTCTGCCTCTGATCCGTTGTCTTCGGGCAACCGTGACACGGCCTATGATGACTGCGCTGCGGCGGCGCAGGATGACAATATCTGGCGCAATACCAGCGGCTTGAGCACAAACACGCAATATGCATCTGGAAGCCTTTCGACCGCATGGGTTTCAAAAACTGGATACAGCTATTACGGGCTGATGAGTTCGCGGGAAGGCACGACCCCAACTGGAAACGAATTCATTGCAATCAACTCCACCAATCACGCCACAGCATCCTATCGTCCATTTTTGACGGTGACACATGCGTCAGCAAGCCGAAAATCTCTTGCCTTGCTTGGCGTGGGCTAATAAAGGAGCAATATGAAACAAACAACTCGAAATATTCTTGCAACTGCCGGCGCGGTTGGCGTTCTGATCGCCACAGCCATTGGGCTGAACGTGCCGACGGTTTATCCGAACGGGCTGATCGTCACGGTGCCAGGCACAGTGATCCGTAATGCAGACATCACGAACCCAAACGGCGTCGGATTGATCATCCGTGCCGAGGGTGTGGTTGTGGATAACGTCAGAGTCCACGACACGAAAAGCCACGGGATTCTGGTGCAGGCGTCAAACGTCACGGTGCAGAATTCGATCATCGAAGGGAACGTTCGCGGAACCTGTTACCCGAATTGCTCAGGCGGGTGGGAGTCTGGCGTGAAGTGCCAGAGCTACAACGGCGGCGACGGCCTGGTGCATCATGTGAAGTTCTTGAATAACATCGTCAGGAACAACTACGGCGAGGGGTTTGGTCTTCGATGCGCGGACGTGCTGGTGAAAGGCAATACGGTCTACGATAATTTCAGCTACAACATCTATTTCAATTCGTGGAACATCGAGATCGATTCCAATTTTGTTTATTGCACGGACGATGCGCGTTACTTTCGTGACGGTCAACCCGCGGCCGGGATCGGTGGCCAGGAGGAAGGCTTCAACAACTGGCCGAAGTCCGCGCATGACATTGTCGTTAAGAACAATATTGTTTATGGATGCAAGTATGGATATCGCTATGGCGGTGCAGGCGGCGGTCCGAACCCGGGCCTTGTGCGTGCCAGCATCATCAATAATACGTTCTACAAGACCCGTGGTGACGAGATCTCGATTGTGTATGCACCCGCGCAGGAAGGCGTCATTATCCAGGACAATATTGCCAAACGAGTCAAATATGATGGCCGCGGCGCAGTGAGCTGGAATAACGTAGACGTGCCCTTGGTCGGCGGATATGACCCTGAATTGTTTCGGCCTGAGTTCCACTATGCCGGCGAAATGAATTACCCCTTTGATTTCTTCGGAGCTGCTCGGACCGTGTTCACGGTTGGCGCGGTGGAATGGCGCAGCCAGAGCGTTCCCACAATAACGACAAGCACTTCAACCCCCACAGCGACGGCCACACCAACCAAGACGCGTACACCTGCACCTGTGACTGCTCCCCCAACCAGGACTCCCACCATCACACCCACGCACGCCACGTGGACACCATCACCGACCAGGACTCCCACAGCCACATGGTCCGCTACGCCTACAGCAACAAGCACGCCGGCAGTGGCGCCGACCCTGCCATTCGATTGTTTTTTCAACCCGAGCGAAACGCTCGAGATCTGTATCCGACCTATTCAATAAGGAGATTACCATGACAACACTTTTCAAAAAAATCACAGTTGCCAATGATTTCGCGCTTTGTCATTTCAAGAGGGATATCCCTTGTTTCCAGTTCTCAGGATTTGGAGATCAAGACTTGGCGGGCGAGCGTGAGCTGAAGTTCCTGCTGAAGGCCATCGTCAACCTTGGCGATTTTGCAGATATGACCACGAAGGGTTTATCTGATCACTACCCAGCGCAACACAACCTGAATCCACTCCCCGCCCTGAAACGTAGTGGTGTGGTGCGTATTCCGATCGAGCCGAACAACTTCAAGGTGTGCATCACCATCCACCCTGACAGAGTGCTGGTTCCGTTCGTCTGGTACACCGAAGGCACCACCCAGGAGAAATGGGGACGCCTTGAAGCCGCAGTGCGCGAGACCATCCGCTTGATCGGCGTTCGGAAATAAAAAAACTCCCGCCCAGCTGAGGGAGTATGTGCATGATCGAGCCTGGGAAGAGGAACGGACATGCGACGTCGTGTTGCAATGCACGAGCCGGCGGCGGGCCTAGCCTACCAGTAAAACGCCGGTACTTATATTATACGAATAAACTATACGAAACACAAGCGAAGCCGCCGTTACCAGTGTAACGAGGGAACAGATATCATGCCTCGAAAAAAGAATGACCCCTCTCTTTTGCAAGAATGGGAAAAAGTAAAAGATACCATGCGGCAAAAGGATTTTGCCAGGCAACATGGCATGACTGTGAAAGCCCTCGAGATGGCTTTATACAAGCAGCGAATAAAAGAGACGAATCGCGAGCCTGAGCACGACCAGGACACTACAGAGAAGATTAACATCACACAGGATGGCCCATATACATTTGTCGAAAGCCGCTCCCTGCGCATCAAGACTCTGGAAGACCTGGTGCAGGCCTGCCAGATCGACCTCAAGAAGTACAGCGTCGAACGTTGGACCGCAAATAAATGGGAAGTTGGTGTGAAGCAGACAGATGGGACGGTTCTTATCGAACCTTTATTCCAGGTGAAAGCGAACCTGATCCCGATCCATCCTGAGCCCGTTCATATCACCTTGAAACCTGTGAGCATAGGCTCAAGTCCGATCAGGATCCCGAAGACCGCACATACCAGGGGTCGCGGCCTGGTGATTCCTGATACCCAGATCGGTTTCCGCAAGAACCAAACCAACGGACGGCTGGATCCATTTCACGATCGGGCCGCGATGGATGTAGCCCTTCAGATTGCGCAACAAAACGAATACACCGATATTACCTGGCTGGGGGATGTGCTCGATTTGAACGACTGGTCCGATAAATTCCTGAAAGAGCCTGAATTCTATTTCACGACCCAGCCGGCCATCTATGAGGCGCACTGGTGGATGGCCCAATTCCGCAAGGCAAGTCCCAAGGCGCGGATCAAGAAAATTGAAGGCAATCACGAGTACCGCATGCCCAAGATGCTTATTACGCACCTGCTGGCCGCTCACGGGCTTAGCACGGCGCAGGGCATAAGAACACCCGTTCTAAGCGTGGAAACGCTGCTGGGGCTGTCAGGGCTCGGAATAGAGTACCTGGGGAACTATCCGCACAATGAGGATTGGATGGGGCCTGTCAAGCTGATCCACGGCGATGTGGCCAAGTCGGGAACCACAGACACGGTCAAGGCAGTATCGGCGCATGCAGAAGAGACGGTCATCCAGGGACATATCCACAAGATCGAGATGGCATCAAGGACCATCCGCAGCCGTCATGGCATCCGCACGATCTCGGCATATTCTGCCGGCTGTCTTTGCCGCATCGATTATGTGGTGCCAGGTCACAAGCATCCCCAGCAATGGCAGCAGGGCGCATGCGAAGTGGAATGGCATGGTGAAGATTTCCAGATCACGCCGATCGTCATTCAGGATGGCCGCGCGATCCATCGTGGCAAGGTTTACCAGGCACGCGACGTTGTGCCTTTACTTAACAAAGATACCGAACAAGTACGAGACCAATGGAGCTTTACATGAACAACAAGGGAATGAAGATCTACATCGCAGGACCCTATACCAAAGGCGACCAGGCGGAAAACGTGCGCAATGCCATCTACGCCGGCAGTTTCATCGGCAACCTTGGACATTTCCCATTCATCCCGCATCTATCCCACTTCTGGCATATGATGATCCCTGAGAATTACGAGTATTGGCTGCGCCAGGATGAAGAGTGGCTTAAGTGCTGTGATGGGTTGTTACGACTCCCTGGCGAAAGCGCAGGTGCAGATCGTGAAGTGGAGCTGGCCAAAGCTCTTGGAATTCCGATCTATACGTCTGTGTTTGATATCCCCAGAATAGCAAAATAGGCACGACTGTTTTTATAAGTCGCATGAGGTAGAATATTCAAAGGCAATCACGCCGCGCAGGCTTGCTCTCTTCGAGGGTTGAGAACGCGGCTTGATTGTTCTCTTTGTCGAGAGAGACACACGCGCGCTTGAAACCACGGTAAGTGTAACAACGACGAAGACAGGAGCAGGGTCCGTGCGCACGGACCCTGCTTTACTTATAGGCCCCAGTTTCCAACGGGCGAGGCGAGCTGGTACACATTCTCGATATCCGTCTGAACGATGGCAAGATACCGTTTGACCATGTCGAGCGTTGAGTGGCCAAGGAGTCTCTGCAATGTGTATACGTCGCCGCGGTTGCGCAGGTATGAAATTGCAAAGGTGTGTCTGAAGCGATGGATGTTCACGCCTTTCACGCCGGCCCGCTTTCCAATTGCGATCAACATCTTGAGCAGGCGTGAGCGATCAAGCTGGCCAGAGGGTCCGCGGCTGGCAAATAAATACTGATCGTCTTTTGGATCATCACGGGTGGATAGGTATCGCCAGACCGCTTGTGCAGTCCTGGATGAATCGGTGTATTCGTCTGTGGTTTTCGGAAGCGGGTTCCCAAGAGGAACGCGCTTTTTCTTTACGGCCATCAGTTTACGCCTTGGCTTTTGTAGGCCGTGGTTTCTTTGCCGGCATGGCCTGCGCAGGCCCCTCGAGCAGGGCGTTCAGGATGCTCCTTGCGAGCTTGCGTTTATCGGGTGTAAGCATATCCACTAGGTGATTTAGTTCTTCGGTCTCTTGATCAATGTCTGATTTTTGGGGAAGTGAACCAGACGCCACTTTTAACAATATATCCCGCTCAATGTTCAAAGCATCCGCTATCAATATCAAGGTGTCAATGCTTGTTCCGCGTTCTCCGGAAATAATCCTGGATATTTGTGCCGGCGTTAGATTAACCCTTTGAGCAAGATCAACCTGGGATATTTTCTTTGTTTCAAGAACGTCTTTTATGAATTGGCCTAGTGTCATTTTGTAAAGGTTACCATTCAGGAAATGCCTTTGGGGTAATAAGTACGGACTGAAATTACCTACTTGACAACTGTTTACATTTGTGTATAATTACCTTCAAGGTAAGTAGATTGACCGAAAGTCAACAAACGAAGGAGCGAATAATGGCAGATACAAAAATGATCCGAGTAGGTGAGGAAGTCCACGCGAAGGTTTCCAAGATCGCCGACGCGAATTATCGCGGAATGGGCGACCAGGTCGCCTACTGGGCAGATCACACCTGTGTGCATCCAGTGGAATATCGGGAAGCCAAGCACATTTTGGTATTCCCCGTTGCACAGGCAAGTAAAAGCAAAGCCGCGCATCTTGGCAAAGGCCAGAAGCAGCGTGGCTTTTATTGTTCCATGTGTCATCAGTTGGTCATTCCTGATCTTCCCGAAGAGATCAACCAACTGGTCAACACCGCCGAAACCGTATCGTAAGAAGTGACAGGTAGCGATATGAGACGCACACCAGTTGGAGTCCTTAACGGAAATTGGCGAAACCGCGATTATTTTTTCTACGCCAAAGCCAAAGAACAGCCCTACACCCGCGAACAAATGGAGCGCATTATGTTCAAAAAGAAACTTCGCGCCGCCTATTGGAAACAGCGACTGGTTAACGCAATGGATGTGCTGCGCAGCGCCGACCCGCAGGGCTGGGAGCGCTGGTACGACAACGACAGCAACGTGCCGGCAGATGCTTTGGATAAAGACATCGCCTTGCTGGTCGAAGCCCGCGTGCGCGAGATCAAAGGCGAGTTTCCGCAGTTCAACATCACCATCGAACGCGACATCTTCATCTGGTCTGACAGCCTCGGCGTATTCGTGTACAGCAAAGAAGTTGGCAAGAAGCCGATTTACCCGATTGAGTTTTCGACCATCGAAGAAGCCAGGACATTCATACAGGGCCTGCCATTCACCAATTGCGGATACGGCAACGTGCTCGACCTGCTCCCCTCCCCGATCCAGCAAGCCCGCGTGGAAAGCGAGTAAGCCATGAAAACCAGTTACAGCCCCAAGACAAAAGCAATCATTCAAAATGCGCGCAAGAGCTTTGAGAGCATCACGGGCAAGTCCGTTACGAACGCAACGGTTAAGGATATTGAGCAATGGCTCAACACCCTGCGCAACATGGGACGCTCGGTAAACACATGCCGCACCTATCTCTCTTTCATCAAACAGCTTTCCGATAAAGAGGCCGACATGCCCGCCCGCGAAAACACGCAGCGCCGCGAGCTGAGCGACGCCGAGATCAAGACCCTGTATGCACTCAGCCCATCCTATAACCGCTCGTTGACGATCGCACTTCTTTTGTGCGGATCTGAAGTACTGACCTGGACATGGGGAATGCTGACCGATCTCGATCTTGAGATTTCCATCCCTGCGAAACTGTTCCTTGTAGCCGAGGCAGGCCGCCGCGGAAAAGAAACGAACTCTCTTCTTTCCATCACACAGGCTGCCCATTGGGTCAATGGAAACGATCCAGACGAATTCATCTTCCCGCACGACAATCATGAGGTCAACCGCAGGCTAAAGAGCACCGCCCGCAAGGCCGGCATCCAGGATGAAGGCATGAACATCACCGCCATCAAATACACCCGCCGCAGGTTGTTCACCCAGTATCGAAACATGGAAGCCGCCGCCAATTCACTTGGCATCGAGCCAGGACTGCACGCGGTCCGCAGGCACGTGAAGAAGGCAGACCCGCGACTGCACGGCATTGGACGAAGAAGCAATGTTTTATCTGTCATGAAAACAGCGTAACAAGGAATCGGCCATGTTTCAAGAAATAGCCCCCAATTGGACTGTAATCGGACTGACTTTAGCCGCCCTGTTTTGCTTTGGCATTTGTTATGCCCTGCTCGTGAACTGGATGGCGAAGAAAAAAGTAACAGGCCAGACGGCTTATACGGTCGTTGCGGGCGTAACGGTGGCGCTGATCGCATCCATCCCGACCTTTGGCCTGCTCCCGATCTCAATCATGTTCGCCTACTTTGGAGCCTGTGGACTCCCGATGGTTGTGGAATACGCCATTCGCATCCACAAAGAACGCCGCACCGACGAAGAAAAAGCCAACGCACTGGCGAAAGAAGCGCTCCATGACGGCCAGGGCTGATGTTGGCGGATACATCTACAACGCCACGCTCCAACGCGGCCGGCAGCGCACCAAGTCAGCCAGAGACGCCCTGCGCAGGATCGTAGAGGAAAACCCAGGGCCGCAAACACTGGCCGGGCTGATCACCAAAGCCGCCATTGCCCTCGGCGACATCGAAGCAGTACTGACGGAACTCGATCAACTTGGCCGAACGGCCAGAAGCCTCAAAAAAGGAGAACAGGCATGAAAAAGTTTTTCAAGGCAATCGCAAATTTCTACAGCAAGTACTTTCGCAAATGGACCGTCGAAGACATCCTTCGACGTGAAGGCTAAGACCATGACCAATCAACGAAAGAAACTTATCGCAATCAGTACAGATGCATACAAAGGTGTGAGCTTGATCAAGACCACCACAGGAACGATTGCCTTCTATCTCGGAACGGTTGCAATTGAAGTCGTGAACATCGCCGCCGCCCATGTCGTGATCGATCGTTGGTACGCCCTGAAAGTCAATTAAAAAGCCGAGCCCCCGCGTGTGGAAAACGCAAGGGCTCGATGACAGGTAGTGACTAGGACGCCACTACCTCCAGTATACCAAAAAACGGAGGTTCGCAAATGTTAGACAGCAAGCGCATTCAAACGACCAAAGACAACAAACAAATGGTCATCAGTTCCGCGATCGTGGCGAAAGCCGCGGTGCGGCTCGAAAACGGAAGGATCCACATCCTTGTCGCATTCCAAAAAAGCACACGCCTCGAATTCTATTGGGCCTACCAGGCCAGCAACGCCCGCACACCGCGCCGCGCATGGAAACAAACTTGCACCTACGGACGTGACAGCGGCATGGCCAGCTTCAAGCCGTATAGCGACTTTGGTTCGTTTGTTCGGCATTATGCGCAGATCAAACACGCCGAGGTGCTTTCTGTGCGGGTGTTACACAGCCGGCGGATGGCCGCACTGCTTACAAAGACCGACCACGACACGATCCAGGCCGACTGGACCCCACAAGACATAAACGCCGAGATCCGTGTGACACGCCAAAACAAACGCTTCCGTGCCAAGATGCGCGGAGCACTGCCCTGGAGCTAACCCCATGAACGCACAAGATATTCTCAACCAATTAACCGAAGCCTATGCGCGCCGTGATCTGATCCTCATGGCCAAGCAGGATGCACTCCCCGCAGATGTGAAGAAGATCCTCGAAGACAACGAGATCGCTTTCGCGGACCGTCTCGAAGCCAATGCCAACCTGATCGCCGATCTTGAAGAGCAAGCCAAGATCGCCGTGCTTGAAGCTGGCGAAACGGTAAGAGGCGGCGCGCTTCAGGCTGTGTACAACAAAGGCCGTGTGAGCTGGGATACCAGCAAGCTCGATGGGTTGATGATCGTCCTGCCTGAGTTGAACCAGGCGCGCAAAGTCGGGAATCCCACGGTCACACTTCGCAAGGTTGGATAGGCATCATGAGCAACACACATCATCTTCCGATCGCTCAGGTCAATCCGAACCCGAACCAGCCGCGCAAGCAGTTCAAAAAACAGTCTCTGCTCGAGCTCGCGCAAAGCATCAAGGAAAACGGACTGGTTCAGCCTGTCATCGTTGAGCCGACAGATGATGGGAACTATATGCTTGTTGCAGGCGAGCGCAGATGGCGCGCCTCTCAGATGGCCGGCATGGCCACCATCGAAGCCATCATCCGCGAGCGCAGCAACCACAATGGCCGCGAACTGCTCGTCAAGTCCGTTATCGAGAACGTACAGCGCGAAGACATGAATCCGATGGACGAGGCCGAGGCGATCTTCACTCTCAAGACAGTACACAAAATGAGCGTTGGCGATATCGCTCAGAAACTCGGCATTGTCCAGAAACGTGTGTATGACGCCCTGGACCGCCTCAAGCTGCATAAGAAAGTCCAGGACATGATCCGCAATGAGCAGTTGAGCCACGACACCCGCCTGGTACTTGCTCTGTTGAAACTCCCAAAACAGGAAATGCAGGTAGAGCTGGCTGAGCGCGCGATCAAGCATAAATTGAAGATCACGACGATCGTAACCCTGGCTGCGCAGTGGGCTGCCGCGGTCGAGTCGAAGCCGCTCAGCAAAAACAAATCAAAGGTGCCTTCGTTGAGCCTGGCCATGCACACAGACGAAGAAAAACAGCCGCCCAAGTGGAACGCCCTTATGGAACTTGGCAAGGTGCCGGCGTGGCCGCTGGTCGCAAATGCGGCTCGTGCCACCTGCGCTGAATGCGAACTGCGCGACATGGCCAATCATGCAACCTGCGGAAGATGCCCGCTGGTGATCGTCCTTGAAAAGATGCTGGAGTCTGCGAAATGAAAACAAAAAGCACAATGCTTCTTGATCGTTTGCTTTCGCGCGCGGTCGTCACCATGCCTCGCATGGACGCCCGTCAGTGGACGCCAGAGGAAGATGCTTATGTCCGCGAGAACCTCGGCATTCTGACAGAAGAGGAAATGGCAAAGCACCTGAACCGCACCAAGGTAGCCGTTCACCTTCGCTGGAAACGCGATCTGTATCTCACAGCCCCAAGCAAAAGAGACGATGTGCTCACAGGAATGAAAGCGGCAAAGATCCTCAATGTAGATTCGCACAAGATCAGCAGCTGGGTCGATATCGGCATGATCCCCGGCAGTCTTATGCCTGGAGACAGGAAGATCCGCTTGATCAGCAAAACATCATTCCTGGTGTGGGCCTGCAATCCTGATAACTGGGTGTATTTCGATATCAAGAAGGTCGCAGACCCGCACCTCAAGAGACTCCTGAAGCTGCGAGCGAAGCGCTGGGGCGATGAATGGTGGACGACGCGCCAGGTTGCCGATTATCACGGCGTGGACACTGGCGATGTGAAGAGATACATCAAGGCCGGCTGGATCAAGTCTTTTCGTCTTCCAGTTTCCCTGGGAGGAAGACACCAGGACAGGAAATGGTCAAACCATTTCATTAAAAAGTCAGAGGCCTTGCGGGTGAAGTTCTTCAGCGTTGGAAACAAGCACTCGCAATTCACGCAACGAGCCGATGCCTGGCTGCTGAAAGCGAGAGACGAACTGAATATGACGTTTGTCGACATCGGAAAAACGATGAGGATCGGAAAGGTCAAGTCCTCCAAGTATGGCGGAGGAACCAATACAGTGATCGCGTATCGATACCACCAACTAAAGGCAGATCAGAAAGGCAAAGGAAAAAAGTCATGACAATTCTATGTGTGAAATGCCAGGCTCAATATCAGCCCAAGCAGACAGGCGTGACCGTGATCGAAACTTCAGGCAATCCTCCGCGCGCCTTCAGGATCTGGAATGCAGATCTGCTCAGCTGCCCGATCTGCTGCGCAGACCTGATCACCAACTTTGGCCACGAGCCGACAATGGAGAGTCACGAATCGGGCTTTGACCAGGCGTTGAAGGAGATCCCGGCCGATCGCAGATACATCATGTTCAACCCCGCTTATCTGGTTCAGCGAGCTGGGTTCGAAACAAAATGGGTGAGGTCCTATGCAACCAAGTGACGTTTACGAATTGCTGGTCGCCGAGATCGCAGATGAAGACAAGCGCAAGGTGTTTGACCTGCTCCTGAACGCTGGTGGCAGCCACGTGACACGCGAGGAACTTTCTGTCGAGGTGTATGGAGAGTTTACGCCCATCAATGACCGCAAGGTCCGCAAGGTCATTCAATGGTTGCGAGAGCTGGATTACCCGATCGTGAGCTCGTCTGGCGCTGCCGGCTACACCATGCAGTCCAGTCCGGAAGAAATGGAATCCTATATTGCACAGATGCGCTCACGCATCGAAGTCTTGCAATCCAACATTGACCACGCGTACAGATCGCAGCGTGTCGCGGAACTGGTCCGCACCTGGCGCGAGAGCAATCCTCAGCCGATCCAGTTGTCCTTCCTGGTCAGTCGAACCGAAGAGGTGAGCGCATGAACAGCACAGATATGCAAGTTGGTTTTCTTTACATGAACGACGGAAAGTATCCGCTTTTACAAAAGGTGAAAGAAGCCGTGGCCGCGTTCAATAAAAAATACGGACGCAATCCAGAATACTGCCTGGTGAACCCAACCGACGCCAAGGATCAAGACCTGAACGAGATGGCAAAATCTTTGAACGTATTGGTGCAGGCCCATAAGTTCGTTCTTCCGTTCCACTTCTGGGTTGGCTTCGAAGGCATGGAGCTTACAGCCCAATGAAACGCCTGCCGCTGACACAGGAAGATCGACTCTTCCTGAAATCGATCAAGGGCACAGCCGTTGTCATTCTGCTGATGTTCAAGGTTTACCCGACGCCTGTCAATGCCGACAATCTCGCTTTTGAGATGTCCGTTGATCGACGCACCGCAGGGAAATACCTGGACAATCTTTCAGCCAACGGCTTCACCGCACTGATGAAGGGGCAGGGCTACGTACTGACTTCGCAGGCCCGCGAATTGATGATGCACTTTTTCGGCAATTTGGTTTCCATCGAGGCACAAGACCTGGCACAGCAACCACAAGTCCAGGCACAGCAAGTCCTCAATGCCTCCAACTCCGATCTACACACACTGTGTGTGCTAGAAGAAGAAGAGTCTTTAACTAAAGAATTTAAGAAAGATTCTTCTTCTTCTGAGAAAGCGCACAATTTGCGCGAGCTGCCGACGACCGCACAGATCATCGCCGCGACACCCATTCTCTTTGGCGAGCCTGGAGTCCAGCACGGACGTCTGGATTTTGACGAGATCGATCCCATGTATGCACTGTCTGTCCTGGCTCATTGCTACGCCCTGCGCAAGGATCGTGACAACCCGAAAGGCCTGCTGCATCACCCGGCCGGGCTGGCGTACAAGATGCTGCTCGAAGGCAAGCGCGCGCAGGCCATGTATATTGCGGATCCGCTGAAGTTCCTGTCTTCCCGTTTTCTGGAAATCCTGCACCTGGCAACTCCTGAGCAGGAAGCGATCGGTGAAGAGAGTCCAGAAGAACCTGTCTTCGAAGCTGCACCGATCAAACCGATCAGCGTTGAAAGCCCAGCTTCAGCTGCCTGGCAGCTGGTGCTCGAGCAGCTGCACATGGAAATGAACCATGTGAACTTTGAGAACTGGGTCAAAGATACGCAGGTGGTCGGTTTCGATGGCCACATCGTCACAGTGGGCGCCTGTAACAAAATCTCCTGTGAGTGGTTGGAAAGCCGCCTGACCCGAGTGGTGGAACGGCTGCTGATCGGCATTATGAACCAGCAAGTATCCGTTCGTTTCGTTGTCGCTGACATCGAGCGCAATGAGGCATCTGATGATCAGTAAAGCCAAGGCCATGCAAGCGGCTAGAGAGATCCCCATGCCGCAGGCCGGCGAGATCGTCAAGATCCAATCGATTGAAGTATTTTGCGCCTTTATGGAATTACATAGTCTCGAGATCCGCGAATGGCGCGGCGGATTCGTTGTCATGCAGCATGTGCCTGTTCTTGAAACAGGAAAGGAAGAATAACCATGATCGCATTCTTTGGCATCCTCATAGCGCTTGTCCTGATCGTGTTTGGTGTCGGCTACGCCATCGACTCCGCGGCTCACGCGAAAGAAGCGCAGGCCGCGATCGAAGCCTCGCGCGCGACACAGGTATTGGCCGTCAATCAGCTGGCGAATACCGTCATTCTGTCCCTGATGCTGATCGTCTTGCTGGTTGTGATCGTAGGCCTGGTGTGGGCGTTGATCCGTTACCAATCCACAGCTCGGCGCATGCCTCGCTATCAGATCGGTGTGGATCCAGCCAATGGGAGCGACACAACACAGGCGTTACTGGCGAAACGGAATGAGTTGCCCTTGGCGTATTGGGATTTCTCGCAACTGTCCGATGAGGCTTACCAGGACCTGCTTAGCTGGATGGAGGATGACAATGCGAAATAAATTCATGCTTCTTTTCTGCGCGCTCGTTCTTACGGCCTGCATGCCAACGATCAGCAACCTGGACAATAAGACAGCAGCGCAGGAAGGCGATCCCACCTACAGCCCATTGATCGACATGGAGCAGATTCGTGGCCCATTGCCAACCGCGACACCGACCGTTGACGAAGTTGGCACCGCCATGATGGTCCTCGCAAAAGACGCAGCCACCAGCACGGCCAACGCCGCCGGCACCAGCACCGCAATCGTTGTGACTGGCACGCATGAGGCCAAGCAGACACAGGCATTTTGGGTGGGCGTTACGTTTGCAGTCGGCACCCAACGCGCCACAGAGACGAAGATTGCCCAAACGCAAGCCGCAGGCACACAACAATCTGAATATTCCACTGGAGTCCCTCAGACGCAGACCTTGGTGGCGGCGACCCAGATCCTTCAGGGTGATGAGTTGAAATCAAAGCGCGTCTCTGTCTGGATCAATCAGGTAAGTGCCTCCATTGCAGTACTAGGTATTGTTGTGCTTGGTCTGTTGGTTCTCTTCAAGAGCGTTCGTTTCGGCGAAGCCTATGGAAAAGCAAAGTCTTTGCAGGCAGTCACAAACGCCCTGAAGCCAGATTCCAGCGGTCGGTTTCCGCTCGTGCCGGCCAAGGCATTGGATGGCGATAAGTTGACCAATCCGAATCTCATGCACCGCTCTGTTTTGGATCCAAACGCCGCGGACGATTTGAGCACTGATCAGGCCATGAAGAATGCAGAGGGGCAGCGCAAGCTCGAAGCGGTTCGCAGTATCACTTCCGCTCCCTTGCTTCGCAATATGGCCAAGAGCTTGATGGGTGATACGACACAGAATCCATCTGAACCCAAGGCAGCCGATGTCAAGATCACAAAAACTGAGACGCCTTTGCTGGCCGCTTTGCCAGAGCTTCCTGCACCCCATTGGAAACTGTTGACCAAATGGGACGGCGAGTTGCTGCCTTTTGGTGTCGATGAACGAGGCGAGCTGATGCGCGTGGATCCCGCTCAGCGTGCGCACCTGATGTATGTGGGCCGCTCCGGGGCTGGCAAGTCTCTGACAGGCATTCGTACAGAGGTCGCCTGTCTGTTGACCCAGGGCTGGAACGTGATCGTGATGGGGAAGCGCGTCGACTTCATGCCGTTTGAAGATCATCCGAACTTCAAGCTGCTTGCTGTGGATGTGCGCAAGGATGCCAATAAGTATGTGGAGATCCTCGGCACGTTGACCGCGCAGATGGATGTGCGTGATCAGCTGATGGCTTCGAAGAGCGTTTCCACCTGGGACCGCTATGGCGCACCATCCACCATGATTGTCCTGGATGATTACAGCGGCGCAATGATGCGCATGAACAAGAAGTTCGCCGCTGAGGTGCTCAACGAAGTGAAGCAGATCGCAATGGACGGCAGGAAGTTCGGCCTGCACCTCACGATCGGTCTACAGCGGGCCACGTGGGAGAACATCGATACGGATCTGCGCTCGCAGATGGGACGCATCGTGTATTCGGTTGAGAGTGCCGGCGACAGCCGCGTCGCTCTGGGTGCGAATGGAGCCGAGTTGCTTCCTGCGTTTCGTCACTTCCTGACCCGCATGACGGACAATTCCGCTGTTCAGCGCGGCGTTGGTTTTTTCCTCGAGGATCCAGAGGTGGAAGCCTTCCTGCATTCCCGCCCGGTCCAGCAGAACGAGCCGCTGAATTGGGTCGATGGTCAGATCAAAGAAGACGCGCAGCCTTCAGCCGTTACACCTGTAACGACTGCCACCGCGGTTCCAGTCCTATCCTCTTCGTTACAGGACGCGCGCGCCAACGCAGATGCGACGATCCTCATTCAGGATCTCTATATCGAATACATCAACAACAAGACCAGACCCATCCTGGCTGAGATCGAACGAAAGGTGTACGGCAAGACAGGCGGCTCATTCCACAACAACGTCAAGAAGGCCATCGCGTTATTGGAAGGTGTGCCGGTGGAAGAATTGAACCAGGTCATCGATAAGCAGGTGGAAGCCTGGAGTACTACTAAAGGCGCTACTACTGGCTTAAATGGCCCCGAAATGCTCGATTTTGGCACTACTACCGCATAGTACTACTCAGTAGTAGTAGCGATCTCAACAAGGAAATCACAATGAAAAAGAACATCAACTTCAAACTCAACTTCGGAACTTTGCTGCTTGGATTGGCCGCCCTGGTCAATCTGGCGCGCTGGGTTGGCATCTATACGTTTACTGAGCATGCCCCTTTATGGGTGTTTGAGATTATTCCCGTGCTCGATGCGATCAGTGGGTTGTTCACAGGTCTGGTCATTGCCGGCGGCCTCGCATTCATCGCGCATCGTCTCGGGTCCCTTCAGCCTTTCACCCCAAAAGGAAAACCCGTCATGCGTTTTTGGATGACGGCGATCAGTGGACTGGCAATCCTGGTTATGTCTGCGTTCCTGCTTCCACCTTATGTGCGCATGACCATGCCTGACGAGCTGCGCGTTGAAATCAAAAATCTCGAGGTCTGGTCTACGATGGCCGTGCTGGTTGGTGATTTGATCGTTGTAGCGATCGCTGGAGCGGACAGTAAAGCCGCTGGGTTTACCCGCTCAGCGGATGAGCAGCCGCTGAGCAAACCGCAGAGCGAAGGCAGCGGAGTCGCTCAAAATCGCTCGAGCGGCAAGAGCGGACGTTCAGCAAAAGAGAGCAAGCCGCTTGTTATGGTCGCGTGTCGCTATGAGGGCACTGGGTGCAAACAGAAGGGAACACAAAATGCAATGAATGCCCATGCTCCTCATTGCAAATTCAAGCCAAGTATTGACGATAGTTTGTTAATCAAACCAAAACAGGAGAAGAACCATGAGTCATAAAAGGAAATTCAAAAAGGCCACGAACATCCTGCCTGCTTCGCGTGTGAGCGGGCGCACCGGGCGCGTGCGCTGCGCTGGCGGGTGTGGAGAGTTGGTTCTCTTGTCAGCTGGCGAATGCCGTAAATGTCGGAAAGCCCGTATCCGCGACGGCATGCGGCGTCTGGCAAAGCTGGCAAAGGGAAACGGCAATGCCAAAGAAGAAGAGTAATTCAACCTTCACGCTTCAGCTGCCGTACCCAGATGGCGCGCTTTCGCCGAACGCATCAAAGCGCCACTGGAGATATAAGCAGCCAGCCAAGCAGGCTGCACGCACAGAGGCTTACTACCAGGCCTTCCCATTCCGAAATAGCTTCAGCGGAGCAGACACACTTCAAATGACCTTGACCATTTACCCGCCTGACAAGAAACGCCGAGACCTGGACAATGTGTTTGCCTCGATGAAATCCGCGATCGATGGCGTGTGCCAGGGACTGGAGATCGACGACTCCCAGATACACCGCGTCACGCTGGAATGGGGAGTGGTGGTCAAGGATGGCGCAGTCGAGTTGGAATTAAAAGGAATATAAAAATGGAACTCAAAGAAAAGCTATTTCTCGGATTTATAAGCATCGTACTGCTGATGTGCATTGTTGTCGCTGGCAACCTCTTCCTGAATGGATATCGGCAGGTGGACGGCCACGTGGTCGGGAACGCCTACACCGCCGGCAGTGATGTGAATAATGGCATCGGCATTGCCAATGGACAGCCTGCGCAGGTCGTAACCATATCCACCGAAAAATACACCCTCATGATCGATGTGGATGGACGCGTTAATTCGTATGAAGTTTCAGCCGAGCTCTACACCAGAGTCCTGGCAGGACAGACCACCGTCAAGATGCGCTGCAATGACGTGACCTGTGCAGTGGTGGAATAGGGAGCTTCATATGAATTTTGATGAATGGTGTTACTCGAAGCAAATAAAAGGCAATTGGAAAGAAGCATTATTTCACAGTCTCGCCGCGAAATTTGGCCGTGTAGATAAAATCCCGAATGATGAAAAAGTTTGGGCGGAAGAATGGCGCGTCGTGCTTGATCGTATTATGGCTAAAGCAATGGCGGTTGGTTAACAATGAACCTTTACGAAATTACAAATGGTTACACTGGAGAGTCTTACGTTAGGGTGTATGCGTGGGCATCGTCAGAAAAAAGGGCGCTTGAGTTGGCAAAAGAAAGTTTCGGCATTGCCAATCGTTTAAAAACAAAAGATTTGGAAATAAAACTTTTGTTTTCAGCGTCTTATCCAGAGTTTTGCACCCGTCCAAGTGATGATGGTTTCGCGTTTTAGAGCAAGGAGTCAATGTGAAAGTGCCTAAGAATTATGTGAAGTCACATTGGAACTTCGTCTCGATGGAACGCCGCGGTCCAATCAGAAGCAGCCAGCAGATCGGGGAGTGGCGATTTATTTCACACGCAAAAAAGAGGCGATGGCTCTGGCGTGTGACGTGTACTCAACCGTGGAAGATAACCTGTGGGCTTTATACAGGACGCTCGAGGCGTTGCGACAGATCGAGCGTGACGGGTCGCCTGCTTTGATTAACCGCGCCTTCAAAGGTTTTGCGGCATTGCCTGACCCTGACCAGCGCGAGTGGTGGGATGTTCTCGGCGTAGAGCGCATAGCAGATAACGCAACAATTCGAGCTGCATATATCCGACTGGCGAAACAGTATCACCCCGATGCCGGCGGTGATCCGATGCTGTTCGACCAGGTTCAAAAAGCCTACGATTTGGCCACTGGAAAGAATTAAGAGAGGTCTCAATGGCAATCATGGATGAAGTCACCAATAAAATGCGAGTACGTCATTTTTCACGAAAGACAATTTCCGCCTACACCGCCAAAATCGAGGAATATATCCGCTTCACCGGTGCCAAGCAGCGTGAGGACTTGAATGACAAGTCTCATATTGAGCGATATGTTATCTACCTTGCCATTAACAGGCACGTGACTTCATCCACGCAAAATCAGGCCTTGTACGCCGTCTTGTTCCTTTACCGCGAAGTTCTAAATATCGAGGTTAATAATGTGCGCTCCTTACGCGCCCAGGAAGGGAAGAGACTCCCTGCTGTATTAAGCAAGACTGACACGATGCGTGTTCTTAACTGCGTGGAAGGTGAGCCTTATCATTTGATTGCGCAATTACTTTATGGAACAGGCATGCGACTGAGCGAAGTTCAGAACTTGCGTATTAAGGACATTGATTTTGGAAATGGAATTATTACCATCCGTGCAGGGAAGGGCGATAAAGATCGAACTGTTCCGCTTCCGCGAACTCTGACAAAGCCGCTGATGGATCAAATCGGGATTGCGCGCAATTTGCACAACATAGACCAACAGCGTGGAATGCCTGGTGTTTATGTGCCCAATGCACTGAGCGTCAAATATCCGAACATAGGCACGGAATGGGGTTGGTTTTGGGTATTTCCTGCCGAGAATTATTCAACTGACCCAGAGACCAAAATATATCGACGACATTACATTTACGAGAGCGGGATTCAACGATCCATCAAGGCAGCCAGAAGACAAGCCGGCGTAGCCATCCATGTTACACCGCACACATTCAGGCATTGTTTTGCAACCCATCTGCTTCAGGATGGATACAGCATTCGAGTTGTACAGGAGTTACTTGGACACAAAGACGTAAAAACAACAATGATCTATACCCATATTATGTTGCCTGCTGGCGAGGCTGGTGTCGTCAGTCCGCTGGATAAGATGTTCCCAGCGGATGTTATTCGGTAAGTGATGGATAAGGATAGTTAGACCCCTTCGTGAGAATAGCATGGAACTCGATAAAATAATCTCAGGTGATAGCGCAGTAGTCTTGCAATCCTTCCCGCCCGATTGCATAGATTTATCTATTCAATCCCCGCCATACGATAACCTACGCACTTATGAAAGTTCTCCAGAGTTTGATTTTGAGACCATCGCCAAGCAGTTATTCAGGGTCACAAAACAAGGCGGGGTGTGCGTTTGGGTTGTTGGTGACGCTACGGTGAACGGAAGTGAAACAGGTACATCGTTTAAGCAGGCATTGTATTTTATGCAGTGCGGTTTCAATCTTCACGATACGATGATTTACCAAAAACATCAATGCCCAGCGTACGACCCTAGAAACAAACGCTATAAACAGGTTATTGAGTTTATGTTTGTTTTCAGCAAAGGAACACCAAAAACATACAATCCAATCGCAGATAAAAAGACAAACGGAAAAGCGGTAATCGGAAAAACGTCACGCAAGCAGGATGGAAGTATGCGCCATCATCCAGATGTTCAGGTAAAAGAATACCAAGACAGGCACAATGTTTGGATTTATGAAATCGGAAACAACATGACAACAAAAGATGTAATCGCCTTTGCTCATCCCGCGATGTTTCCCGAAGCCCTCGCCCGCGATCACATTCTATCTTGGTCAAACGAAGGCGATACAGTTCTTGATTGTTTCTGCGGAAGCGGCACTACTCCGAAAATGTCAAAGATGTTATCCCGCCATTACATCGGTATTGAAAGAGTGCCAAAGTACGTCAGTCTCGCAGAGAAGCGGTTACTTGCAACCAATGTGCCACTCTTCGGGCAAGAGCGGGGTCTAACACAGCATGCACCTGACGTGGGCAACGGTGCGGCGCAACAAGGTATGTTTGATTAATTATGGTTATGTGTTGTCTGCCCACGCAGGTAATGCAAACCGTTAGAAGGCTAAAAAATGTTCACTTTGCACAACGGCGATTGTCTCCAAGTCTTACCTTCCATCCCCAGCGGAAGTATTGACGCAATTATCACAGACCTGCCTTATGGCACTACTGCCTGTAAGTGGGATTCAATCATTCCGTTTGCGCCAATGTGGAAGGAAGTCAAGCGAGTATTGAAACCTAATGGCGTGTTTGTCACTACTGCCAGCCAGCCTTTTACAAGCGCATTGATTATGTCAAATATTGAAATGTTCAAGCATTGTTGGTATTGGGAAAAACCAAAGGGCGCAAACTTCTCTGCCTCATCATTTCAGCCGCTGAAAGTTATCGAAGATATAGTTTTATTTTCTGATGGCGCTATAACTTTTACGAATGGCGCTGGTGGTAACATCACTTTCAATGCTCAAAAAGGTGAATTAAAAAAACCATATACTCGTGACCACACCAAAGATAAGTCGGGCGATTATATGAAAACCAAAAGCGGAACAGCGTTTTTGAGAAAGCAAAATTTTGGAAAAATTGAATACTCCGCTTTGCATCCAAGAAATTTACTTTACGCATCAACTGATGGAGATGGCAGGGTTCATCCAACTCAAAAGCCCGTTGCACTTTATAGGTATCTTATTCGCACTTACACAAACGAAGGTGAAACAGTTTTAGATATCGCGATGGGTTCAGGCACAACAGGCGTTGCATGTGTTCAGGAAGGTAGAGAGTTTATCGGCATTGAAAAAGACACAGAGCATGGGTACTTTTCCATAGCAGAGAGCCGTCTAAAAGAATCGGTCTTACAGCCAAACTTCTTTACGCCTTCTAACAACCGCTTGCACCCTGACGTGGGGGATTCTCCCGCGCAAAAAGATTTATTCACTCCTGAGGCTGGTTCTGCCGCAGGAAAGTTGCCTAAGCCTGCCCCGCGCAGGTAACGCAAACCGTTAGGTGCTTACATGCTAATCAATCGGGTTCGTTCAATCCCGTCATCGGATACATTCGACATCCCGCCAATAGGCGAGTTCGTCAAGCGGTATCTTCGGGCAAGCAAAATAAGTATTGACCCATTCGCAAGAAATAAAGGATGGGCAACGTACACCAATGACCTAAATCCTGAAACATCCGCAGAGTATCACATGCCAGCAGATGAGTTCTTGCAAACTTTGAAGGATAAAGGCATTGTCGCCGACCTTGTAATTTTTGACCCGCCATATTCGCGCCGTCAGGTAAAAGAAGTTTACGAAGGTGTTGGTTTGAGTTTTACGAACGATGATAGTCAATACTATTCAAGTAACTGGAAAACAGAGCGCACAATAATAAATGAAATTCTTGCAGTTGGCGGGCATGTTTTATCATTCGGCTGGAATACATCGGGCATGGGTTCATTCGATAATTTCACCGAGCAAGAAATTCTTATAGTCTGTCACGGTGGTTCTAGGTACGATACGCTGTGCATTGCAGAGAAAAAACTTGCATATCAGGCTAGTCTTTTTGCAGGCACGCGCCTAACAAAGCGTGCACCCGACTTGTGGGATTCTGCGCCGCTACAATCATTATCCACGCCCGAAGCGGATACACCCGCTGGGCATTTATCCACCCCGCCCACAAGCGGGTAACGCAAACCGTTACAACATAAACGCCGGATACTCTCCGGCGTTTATGTTGCCTTATTACACCGCTATTTCATTTATCTTTGAAATACTAGCGACTGCAATATCATCCACCTTTGAAATTGCAG